CGGATTGATACGCCCCGAACATTGACACACGACACAAGCGGAGCGACAGGCGATCTAGCACACCCCCGTTTCCAGTTCGACGCCTGGGCGGAGACATACTCAGAAGTCAAGGTTATCACGGATGCACTACGAGCCGCGCTGAACGGCAAGACTGGCTCAATCGGAAGTGGCGCGAATGCCTTCACTATCCAGGCCGCCTTAGTGGATAACGAAGCGCCGGAGCGCGAACCTGAAACGAAATTATACAGGGGCAGGTCGGATTATATTATCTGGCACCTGGAGGCATAATGACAAAATACGTAGCATTTGGCGCTGAACTACAAATAGGAACACCGCAGGTAGAAACCGCAACTGTGGCCATTACGACCGTCACGGTTGGCAATGCTAATTTCATCCTGACGGCTGCTGGTATGACTGGCTCTGCAATTACTACGGTAGTTGCATTAGCAGGCGGAGAGACGGCTTCTCAGGTAGCAACGAAGGCCGCCACAGCAATGAACCTTGACAGCGATATTACAGACTTCTTCACAATTACCACAAACGGGCCTGATATTGTCTGCACTCGCAAGGCCGCGCTTGCCAACGATGGGGATATGAACCTGGCTTATGCAGATGACACCTCCGCCGGGCTTACTGATGACGCGACTAGCGCGAACACAACCGCTGGAGTTGCATTGGTTGAAACCGCCAATGTATCAAACATCAGCGGGCCTGGGTTATCGGTAGACACAGAAGATGTGACAACGCACGATCAGGCTACGGCCTGGGAAGAGCATGTAGCAACACTCTTGAGAAGCGGAGAAGTAACGCTAGACATTGTTTATGACCCAGCCGCCGCAACACACGGAGCAACTACCGGGCTTAACTATCGCCTTGAAAATAAAACATACTCATATTTCAATTTGGTTTTCACTGGCGCGTACAACTGGACTTTCAATGGATACGTGACTGGCTTTGAACCTGGGATGCCCGTAGATGGTGCGCTCACGGCTTCGGTGACAGTCAAAATAACGGGCGCTCCAACGCTCGAATAAGGAGTAAGGACTATGGCTAAATATGCAGCTTATGGATGCTCGTTTACAAAGAGCGGCACGGAATACGCAGGGGTAACGAATATCAGCGGGCCTGGATTGTCTGTTGATACTGAAGACGTAACCAGCCACGACCAGGCTACCGCTTGGGAAGAACACGTCGCAACCATCTTACGCTCTGGAGATGTGACATTGGATATTGTCTACGATCCCGCAGCCGCTACGCACAAATACGCGGCAGGTGGATTGCTTTACGATTTGGTTCAAAGAACCGCAATATCCTGCACGCTGGTATTCTCGGACGCCGCCCCTACTACGTGGTCATTTAGCGCGTTTGTGACTGGCTTCGAGCCTGGAATGCCTGTGGATGGCTATCTGAGCGCAAGTGTGAGCTTGAAACTGACCGGCGCAGTAACGCTGGTTTAATAATCTTATAGCGGTAATACCGCAGAAAGGCACGGTGTAAGGTGACGATCACGCTTAAACGCGATGACATCTTGAAAGTGCAAGATATTAAGGTCGAAAAGGTAAGTGTCCCCGAATGGGGCGGGGATGTTTACGTCAAAGGCATGACGGGCACGGAGCGCGATAGCTTCGAGGCGTCCATTGTGAACATGCGCGGCAAGGGCACGAATGTTGATATGTCTAATGTCCGCGCAAAGCTGGCCGCACAAACGCTTTGTGACGAGAGCGGCGAAAAGCTGTTCACGGATGCAGATATAAAGGCGCTTGGCAAAAAGTCTGCTTCTGCTTTGCAACGTGTTTTTGAAGTGGCGCAAAAATTATCTGGCATTGGTGACGATGCAATACAGGAATTGACTGAGGGCCTGCAAGAAAACCCTTTAGAAGATTCACCTACCGCCTAGCCCTTGCACTTGGATTGCCGCGTGCCGAAATGCTCGCCAGGATGTCAAGCGCCGAACTTGTAGAATGGATGGCATTTTATAACCTGGAGCCTTTCGGGTCTGATGCTCAATTCTTAGGCCATGCGATTACCGCCGCAACTATTGCTAATGTGAACACGCCGCAAGGTAAAAAGCGACACAAGGCGGAAGATTTCATGCCCAAGTTTGGCAAGAAGAAACAGACATCCGGCGAAATGTTGCAAACGGCTCAGATGTTCGCTGCGGCTGGAATGGGCACGCTAGGCAAAGAGGACTGATGGCAGCAAATACTTTAATGAAACTGCTTGTAGCGCTTGGCGTTGATAGCGCCGGGCTAGAAGCAGGATTAGACAAAGCAGAAGGTAGAGCAAAGGCTGGAGCGAAAAACATCTCGGCCAGCCTTTCAACTATTGGCGCGTCTATGATGAAAACAGGGGCGGTTATGACCGCAGGTCTAACCCTGCCAATTGCGGCAGCTGGCCTAAAGATGGTTGATGCTGCTTCGAATATGGATGAAAGCCTAAATAAAGTCAATGTAGTTTTTGGCAATAGTGCAATAGAAATATCGAACTGGTCAAAGACAGCCGCGATGAGTATGGGCATTTCACAACAGGCGGCGCTTGAAGCGGCTGGCACTTATGGAAACCTATTTACTGCTTTGGGATTGGGAGAGCAAGACGCAGCCGGAATGTCTACCAGTCTTGTGGGGTTAGCCGCAGATTTAGCATCCTTTAACAATGCAAACCCGGAAGATGTATTACTTGCTTTGCGTTCTGGTTTGTCTGGCGAGATAGAGCCGATGAAAAAGTTTGGCGTTGCTATGAATGAAACCATTATGAAAGCGAAAGCGATGGAGCTTGGATTTGGGGATAACATACAAGCATTGACAGAAGCCGAAAAGCTACAAGTACGCTATGCAATCATTTTACAACAGACTACAACGGCACAGGGCGATTTTGCCCGCACGTCTGACGGGTTGGCGAATAGTACAAGGATTGCCAAGGCACAATTTACAGACATGGCCGCAACACTTGGAACTCAATTACTGCCAATTGCCCTAAAAGTAATGCAGTTCTTATCTGACCTTATAGACAAATTCAACAACCTGACACCCGCCCAACAAAAGACGGTGCTGGTAGTTGCCGCAATTGTAGCGGCAATAGGGCCAGCTATAACAATCATTGGCGGGCTTATTTCTGCAATTGGGGCAATCATCCCGGTAGTTGGAGCGGTTGCGGGTGTTCTGACATTCCCGCTCATCGCTATTATTGCAGCCGTCATTGCTGTAATAGCTTTGCTGTACGCAGCCTGGACGAACAATTGGGGCGGGATACAAGAGAAGGTTGCCGCCTTTATTGCATGGATTAAACCAGTTTGGGAGGCGCTTTGGGCTGGAATTACAGCGGTATTTAACTTTGTATGGGAGCAGATCAAGACAATATGGGCAGCATTTCAAGCCGCTTTTTCTGGCGATTGGTACACGTTTGGTGAAAAGTTGCGTGAAGTCTGGAATAACATCTGGCAAGCAATAGGGAATTTTCTTTCTACTGCATGGGAAAATCTTATCAAGCCCGCCCTTGTAAATCTGATTGTATCCGTAATCAGGATATTCACAGAGACGGACTGGGGCGAAGTTGGAATGAATATAATTCGCGGCATTGCAGACGGTATTACAGCCGGGGTTAGCTGGATTGTCAACGCAGCCCAAAGCGCAGCACAGGCCGCGATAGACGCGGCGAAGGGATTTCTAGGCATTGCTGATGGAGCAGCCAATGTGCCAGAACGCACAAGGGCAAGGCAAGGGTACGCTTCCGGTACAGGCGGGTGGCTAACTGTCCCATCTGGATTTTCTAATGATACCTATCCGGTTGGCCTTTCAAGTGGCGAACAATATGCAGTTATTCCGGCTGGACAATCAGTCTCCCCTGCTGGCGCTGGAACGGAAGCCTTATTTGGCGTATTAATTAATGAGTTACGCGCTAATAGATTCGACTCTAAGCAAATATCGCGGGACATTGTAATGGCAATGCAGAAGGGACAGGATAGATAATGCCTTATCTGACTTCGCTAAAATTATACGCCTACCTGGAAGCTGATTGGTACAGCCTGGGTGATGTTGCACTAGCAAGAAATCCAATCTCTGCAAAGTGGGGCATAAATGGAAATGGCCCTACTGATATTATCGCAGACACAGGAGAATTAAGCCTTACACTATGGAATGAAAGCGGAGACTTTTACCCGGACGGACTAAACCCCCTTACGGATTGGACTAAGGGCGTCCCTATCAAACTGGTTTGTACATACGGAGCAACTACTAAGGTTTTGCGTGGATACCTTGAAGACATAAACTTGAATGTCGGGAAAGTCTCAGAACAGTCCACCGTTGACATTAAAGCATTAGATTGGATGGCCTTCGCAAGTAAGAACCCAATACTTGCGCCT